GTTAGAAATGATTTATCGTTCACCAAATTTTAGGTCTTTTCAATTTGATTTCAACTTCTTTCCAAGAGATGAGAAAGAAGCATTAGAAGTACAAAAAATATTAAAATCATTTACATTTCATCAAGCACCTGAAAAATTAGCAGGTGTTCCAGGATTTTTAGTACCACCTTCAGAATTTGATATTGAGTTTTATTATGGTGGTAGAATAAATCCAAATATTCCAGGTATCGCACCAGGTTGTATTCTCACAACGATAGATATAAATTATGCACCAAGTGGTGCAAGTTTCTATGAAGTTCCAGGTGAAACAAGTCCATCATTAGGTGGAACTGGTATGCCATTCGCTGTAAATTTAGTATTACAATTTCAAGAGACCACTTATCTCACAAAATCTGATTATGATGATACGATTGGTAATAGTCTTTCAGGTTCTGAAACGTCTAAAACTACAAGCACAGGTGTAAGTAAGGCATTGAAAAATACAACTGGCGGATTCAGAACTTAACTAGGATAAAAAAATGGCCAATTATTTTAGATTTTTTCCAACAACTTTTTATACATCTGATAATGATTCAAAAGGTGTGGATACTGTTACAAGTATTGTTTCTAGATTTACAATTGCAAACAATCTAAGAGATAATACTGGCGTATTTTATCCATATGATATTCAAGACACAGATACAGCAGAGATTATTGCAAGTAAAATATATGGCAATCCTGAAAGACATTGGATCGTATTATCTTTTAATCAAGTAATTGACCCACAATGGGACTTTCCACTTACACAAGATAATTTTATTTCTTATGTAAATAACAAATATGCAGCTAACGGATCAGCTAACACACCAACACAAACTGGTGTTACATGGGCTCTAAGTGAAAATAATATACAGGCATATTTCTTAAAAACAACAAGAACAATAAATGCTCAAAATACCGTATCTTCAATATCAGAATCAGTCAGTAATACAACACTTGTAGTTCAAACAGAGGTAGATAAAAACACATATGCAAATACAACGGCAACTAGCACATCTGTATTCTCTCTTGTTGATGGTTCAAAAGTAAAAGAAAAAACAGAAAAGTTTACACAATCATACTATACCTATGAGTTTAATAAAAATGAAGAGAAGAGAAAAATTAAAATATTGAAACCAGAATTTGTTGCAGAATTAGAAAAAGAGTTTAAGCGAGTGTTTACAAGATGAGTCTTACTGTATCAAAGTCAACTGACTTTAAAATTAATGAATTAGCTATTGTGTCAAAAAATGGTAAAATAGATATATCTACTATTTTTTTAGAATTGAGTATTTTTGATTCAATTTATATGCCTGTTATGAGTGGTAATGTATTGATTAAGGATTCTGTTGGAATGTCCTCTAAATTATTGTTTGATGGTTCAGAAGTTATTTTGATAGACATACAAAAAGATGAAGAAGGCACAATAGGTAACTTAAAAAAGGCTTTTAGAGTTTATAAACAAACGGATAGAAGTGCAGATGGTGAAAGCTCCGAAACTTACATTTTAAATTTTGTATCACAAGAATTAATATTTTCAGATCAACAAAGAGTTAATCAATCATATACAAAAACATATACTGAAATGGTTGAAAGAATTATGCTAGACTATTTGTTAATACCACAAAGTAACTTAGGTGGTGTTTACGAACCATCTTCAGGTATTAGGCAATCTGTTATACCAAATTTAAGACCAATTGAAGCTATAGAATGGGTGATGAGAAAAACTGTAAACAATGAAAACTCACCAAGTTATGTTTTTTTTCAAAATTTAATTGGGTATAATTTTGCATCTTTAAGTTCATTCTTAGAAAAACCTTTTGTCTTAGATGTAAAGTTTGAAACAAAAAATAAAAACGAAAAAGATTCTGCTTTTGAAGAATTGTCAACAGCGAGATCATTTGAAGTCATTTCAGAATATGATAGTATAGCAAGAACAAGAAAAGGTGTTGATGCAGGTACTTTCATTGGTTTCGATTTAGTTACAAAAAATATATCAAGAAGGCCGTTATCATTTGATGACCACTATGGTAACATGAAACATGGTAATAAAACACCAAATTTTTCAGCAACTAAAAATAAAGATGGTCTTTTAAATTCAGCCATGTTTGATTCAAGAATAGTTTTAGATACCTTTTCAACAACACGAGCTTTAAGTAATTATGTAAGAGAACATGATCCTGAATCAGTTGTATATAATTCAAGAACAGAAGATTATGCTTTTCAAAGAAAAGCTATATTTGAAAATTTAAAAATGCGAAGAGTAAAACTTGTAATGCCTGGAAATTTTACTTTAAGTTCAGGTTTCAATGTAAATGTAAATGCACCTACTTTCGGAGAAAAAGGTGAAGGTGATGAAAATAAAAATCCACTTTTATCGGGTAAATACTTAATTACAGCATCAAGACATATTTTAACTGTTGATAAACACGAAAGTATAATTGAATGTTCATCAACATCATCAGATTTAGATTTTGTACAGCAAGAAACTGAAGAACAAAGTGAAACATTAAAGGCATATTAAATGGAATATAATGATACTTTCTTAGGTAGAAACGGCTTCGTTTGGTGGGTTGGTGTTGTTGAAGATAGACAAGATCCACTTAAATTAGGTCGTTGTAAAGTGAGATGTGTTGGTTGGCACCCCAATGATAAGATACGAGTGCCAACAAAAGACTTGCCGTGGGCAAAACCCATGTTGCCGTTAAATAATCCACACCCATATCCACCAAAAGAAGGTGATATGGTCTTTGGGTTTTTTCTTGATGATACGGGCGGACAAGATCCAGTTATGATGGGTATTTTTCCAAATATACCATTAACTGAGCCAAACCCTCAGGAAGCATTCAATGACCCCAGAACACAAGAAGAGTTAGATATTGCACCGATTAAACCAACTGGTGTAGAATCTGTGCCAGTAAATCCAGTTGCAAACAATTACCCTAGAAATTTAGATGAACCAACAACTTCAAGACTTGCAAGAAATGAAACGGCAAATACAGAATCAGCTGTGTCTTTTAAAAATGCTCGTATTACGGCAAATGATACATCATCAGTTGAGCCAGTTCCTTCATACAATGCAAAGTACCCATATAATAGGGTATATGAATCTGAATCGGGTCACGTTATGGAGTTTGATGATACAAGAGATAATGAAAGAATTAATCTATATCACCGTGCAGGTTCTTACATGGAGTTTACTCCAAGTGGTGATAGAGTTGAAAGAATACAAAGAGATAAGTTTACAATAGTTGTCAAGGACGAGTCTGTATTGATTAAAGGTGATGTAAACATTCAAGTAGATGGCGACTATAATTTAAATGTAACAGGTGATGTAAAGATAAACGGACAAACAATTAATTTAAATAACGGCTCTGAAGGAGCTGCGAGAATAGGAGATACCGTTGCAGATATAGATCCAGTAGGAGATGGTACAATATCTTCTGGTTCCGGCACGGTTAAAATTGGAGGTTAGTAATAAATAAGAAATGGCAGAGATAACAATAAAAACAGAGAGAGCATTTAATGATTTGGATTTGAACTTCAATGTTCACCCAACAACAAAAGATGTTACTCAATTTAAAAATGAAAGATCAATAGTAAACTCTATTAAGAATCTGGTCTTAACGAATCATTACGAAAGACCTTTTCAACCTGAGCTTGGTTCTAATTTAAGAAGGATGCTTTTTGAACAAGTTGATAATCTTACAGGCGCTCAATTAGAAAGAGAAATAACAGAGGTGATAGGTAACTTTGAACCAAGAGCTACTGTAAAAGATGTTACTGCTGTGCCAGCACCTGATGAAAATGGATACTCTGTTAATCTAGAGTTTTATATGAATAACAATGCAGCTCCAATTTCAATAGATTTCTTTTTAGAGAGAGTAAGATAAAATGGTTGATAGACTAAGAGTTACCGAACTTGATTTTGATACAATCAAGAATAATTTAAAATCTTTTCTAAAACAGCAAAGCACATTTACTGATTACGATTTTGATGGTTCAGGTCTTTCTGTTCTTATAGATTTACTGGCTTATAACACACATTATAATGCCTACTATTTGAATATGGTTGCAAATGAATCATTTTTAGATACCGCTTTGCTTCGTGACTCAGCAGTATCACACGCAAAAACTTTAGGTTACACACCACATTCTAGAAAAGCGCCCGTAGCTACAATTACACTTACAGCAAATTCTGGCACTACAAAAGCTGGCACTTTAACATTAGGAGAAGGATTTTCATTTTTATCGGATCAAATAGATGGTAAATCTTACAACTTTACAGTTTTAAATGATACATCTGTAACAAAATCAAATAATTCACAATACATATTTTCTAATCTTGCTATCAGTCAAGGTCAGTTACAATCAACACAATTTACTTATGATGAGGGCTCAAACCCTAAACAATTGTTTATTTTACCAGATAAAACTTTAGATACATCAACAATTAAAGTTGGTGTTCAGCCAAATGTTTCAAATACATTCTCATCAATTTATAGTCAATCAACTGATATTTTAGATGTTGATGGCACATCAGAAGTATTTTTCTTACAAGAAAACAGAGATAGTAATTATGAAATATTTTTTGGTAATGATAGTGTTGGTAAAAAATTACAAGATGGTTCAATTATAACTGTTACATATTTGGTAACAAATGGTATTGATGCTAACAAAGCAAATAACTTTGTGGCTAAATCAAGCTTAACAGACACAAATGGTGATTCAACAACTCTTACACTTACACCTGTGGCGGCTGCAACTGGTGGTTCTGAGAAAGAAACTGTTGATTCTATAAAGTTTTCAGCACCAAATCAATTCACTTCACAAAATAGACTAATTACTAAAAAAGATTTTGAAACAACTGTTTTACGAGAAGCACCAAGTGTAGAGTCTATATCAGTTTGGGGTGGTGAAGATAATGTGCCAGTTGTTTATGGTAAAGTATTTTTATCTTTAAAAGCCAAAGATAATTTTTTTGTATCTGATGCAGAGAAAGAAAGAATTAAAGATAAAATAATTAAACCAAAAGCTCTCTTAGGATTAGAAGCCGAATTAGTTGATCCAAACTTTACATTTGTCATAGTTAATTCAACTGTATTATATGATACAAGAAAAACATCTTTAACTACTGATGCTTTTAAGTTAGCAATTAAAAATTCAATTATCACATACAAATCGCAAAATCTAGATAAGTTTGATAGTACATTTTCTTTATCTAAATTATCAAAGGCAATTGATGACACAGATCAAAATGCAATTACAGGGTCAGAAACTTCCGTAAAATTACAGAAAAGAGTCACACCAATACTTGGCACGGCAGCTTATGTAATTGATTATGGTGAAAAATTAAAAAGAGGCACGGCAGATGATAAATTAGTTACAACTGCTTTTAATGGTTTTGATTCTGGTGGTAATGCTAGATCAGTTCAATTTGAAGAAGTGCCTCAATCATTTTCAGGTGTTTCAAGAATTGAAGTAAACAATCCAGGATTTTCATATACGGTGGCACCAATTGTAACAATTGTAGGTGATGGTTCTGGTGCTACTGCTTTTGCAACAATATCAAGTGGCTCAATTACAGGTATCACTCTTACGAATAGAGGTATAGATTATACAAAAGCTACAGTTGAAATAACAGGTGGTAATGGCCAAGGCGGTGAAGCATCAGCAGTAGTGGATTCGAGAACAGGCTCAATTAGATCAGTATTCTTTGATAATGATGGTAATAGACAAGTTATAAATGCAGCTGCTGGTGAAGTTGATTATGGAAATGGTATTATAACAATTAACGATATTAATATAACGAGTGTGCCAACTTCAGATGGTTTAATTAGATTTACAATTGGATCGGAAAGTGGTGTTGTAGAATCAGTTAGAAATAATATTGTAACAATTGATCCAGGAGATCCAGATTCAATAACAGTTAATTTAGAGGTTCTTAGCACATAATGTCTAGAGTAAATCCGCAAGATTTAAAAACTTCACTTTTAATTAATCGTCAAGTTCCTGAGTTTATTCGGGAAGATCATCCTCTTTTCATTAGTTTCTTAGAGGCATACTACGAATTTTTAGAAACTGAACAAGGCACACAAAACAATGACTTAACAAAAATATCAAAAGATTTAAGATACCTTTCTGATATTGATACATCATTAGATGCCTTTGAATCTAATTTTTTAAACAGCTATGCAAATCTTATACCAAAAGATATTACGGTTGATAAAGCATTTTTAATTAAAAATGTATTGCCATTATACCTTGCAAAAGGAAGCCCTAGATCGTTTCAGTTTTTATTTCGTATGTTTTTCAACAAAGAAGTTG